ACATGAAGCCTATTAGTTGTTGCAGCTTGCACCTTTAATATTTCTCCGGCCTCAACAACAAGTGGTGCAGTTAGTAATTCTACTGTTGTATTAGCACTTACAGCTTTTACCTTAAACAAACTAAATATTGCATCAGAAGTATTTGTAATAGTGACTGTTATAGTATCTCCACTACCAGAATCATCAGAGACTAATATAGATTTGACAATGCCTGTTGTAAGTGCAGCACACGTATACAACGTAGTTATATCGGTGGTGGTGAGATCAACCTTTGCATTTACGTATGTATTAGCCATTAGCTTATAAACCAACTCATTGCTTCACCCTGATTTACTAACCTGTCACTACGCAACGCATCATCTAGCTGGTTAAAGTATAAACGCAGGGTATTGTTAAGTTTTTCAAAATCTTGCCGTGAGTATTCGTCAGGAGGACGAGGTAATACGGGAGCACGAAAAGTTATACCATAATCTGTTAAATCTACAGGCATTATCTTCTCCCGTCTGGACGCATATCAATCCGTGGTGAACCCAACTGCCAAGCTATTCCTGTTGACGAAGATTCTATTTTAAAACTAACCTGTCTACCGCGTACACGTAGAAATATTTGGTCGGTAAATTTTTCAACAGGCGAAGAAGCTGTACGAGTTACTGTACCGCTACTATTACCGCTTTCAGACAACGGGTCATTAAATCCAGAACCAGAGTTTTGTAGTGCAGACATTGACATAGTTACAACAGGAGAGTCTGCGGTAGATCCTTCAAAACTTATATCAGGTAACATGCGAGATATAAGCATAAATTTATGTCCATCATCCAAGTCAAATTGTGCAGATGTTATAGAAGCAGATATAGCAGAAGTAGTGGCTGTTTCTGCATCATCTAACCCAGACTCATGGAGCACCAAATTTTTAGTATTTGTAGCAGCGACAGGAAAATCTCGTATACCAGAATCCAACCAAGCAGTTCTAGCAATAGTGCCGTAGTACCATATTTTTTGCATATAGTTATACACAACATACCTATCATTTGTATCGCTATCAGCAGAAGGATAAAACCACCATATTTCGTCAAAACCTTCATTAGTGCCAGCAAATATCTGTTCCTGATTTGTCAGGTTAATATCATTAAACACATATTTTTTAACATTACAGGGTAATACTCTTGTACCACCGTCATACATATAGAATTTATCTTTACCGAACCAGTAAGCTACGTTATCAGCTACAGCCACACATTTTTGAGATACTATTGAAATATTCTCACCGACAAGTTGTCCTGTCCATACAGTGGGTGCACCAACATATTGTAAGGCGTACAAAGAGAAATCAGTCCATACGAGCACTTCTTGACGAGTTTGTTCAGCAGCAATTATTTCTGAGCCTCGTGATAACCTCAAACTACCTGCTTGATTAGTAGCAGCGGGAGTCCAGTTAACAGCATCTTCTTGATCTGACCATCTAATTAAAAGCGGGTCTTGTGTGGATGTACTTATAATATTTGCGCCAAAACAAAACACAAACCGATTGATGTCAGAAACAAGAATAATGTTTTGTGCTGTAGGTACGTCAGATGCACCTGATTCTGCACTTAATAAAGTACCACGATTATCTAAAGGCGTGTCATCAGAAGCATCCCAAAAATATAACCGACTTCCACGATGTCCAAAGATTAAATCTTCTCCAAAGTTACCTTGACTCCATACCCGTAATCTTTCTTCTCCAGTACCACCATTACCCCATGTACTTTCACCCCATGTACCTGCTCCCCACCCAGTTAACGGTGCGGCTAACTCTGCGCCAGTATTTATCTGATATGCTGCTGACACGGTGCCTCCACCAGAAGCACTGGAACTTGCCGTAGAAGAAGCTGTTATAGTGTATGTATTACCTGTGCTATACGTTATTTGAAACTCGCCATTCAGTGTTAATCCTCCAACAGCAGAAGCCCCACTAAACGTAACAAAATCATTGTTTTTATATCCACCGTTAGCATCAGTTACAGTCACTACAGCAGACCCACTAGAAGTAGCAAACGGTCCTGAAAGAGACACAGTGGCACGTAAAGGTGTTATATCATTATAAGCACCACCTCTTTCTAAGTAGTATTTAAGATGTGTGCCTACACTTGTAACTGTTAGATCAGTAAGCGTTACCCATGAGTGCAAAGAACGACATATACCTAAAAAAGTATTAGCAGATATCCGTACCCAACCGCCAATCTTCTCAGGCATACCCTGTCTAAAACGCACTTTATCGCTTTCGTACCAACCGCCTTCACTTGTGTAGCGTGTGTTTTCACGGTCAACGCCCGGTTTTAGGGCTAATTTCTGTAACGGCATATGTCACCTACACATAAGTCCAATCTTTACCTTGCCATAATAATGCTTCTGCTTCCCTGCGTCTAACCAACCCATCTAAAACTTTGCCGCCAGCCCTATTCCATCTTCTAATTTGATAAGGAATATCAGCGCGGCTGCTGTCAGTGTTGTCATTAATGCGAATAAGAAGAGTAGATTCCCGAAGGTTAGTTCCACCAAGATTGTATACCCAAGATACGAGCGCATCGAATTCATTTTGTTGGAGAGGCACATTAACGTGTTTGTGTATCTCCTTTTCAAATTCAAAAAGGTCATCCTCCAGAAAAGCATCAGCTTCGTCTTGCGTACAGGTATCTCCTTCTTGAACTCCTTTAGTTGTTCCCCAGCCGATTGTCCAAACTGACGCACTGCACTGATAAGCCTCCAGCTTGCAGCCTTCAAATTTTTTAATGAGGGCAACACCTTCTGCGCTAGTCTTCATTCTTCCCTGCGTTTAAAGCAGCCGACACATTAATATACGCCTCATTTTTGTCTGGCGTAGATTTGTCATCTGCTACATAACGTCCTTTACTGTCTCGCGCACGAACACGTTTAAACTCGCGCCCAAAAAATAATTTCAAATGTTTTTCATATAGCCAACCAATCATTTTTCTCTTGAAACCCCCTGTACTTTTTCCACTGATCTCATTGCACCAAGTCCCAACATACCCATCAGCACAGGCATCATTGTACTGGTATCAATAAGCGGTATTGTTATATTAGACTCAGCAATTGCTAAACCAAAGTTTGCCATTGGTATTATAATAAAGTTTGAAGCCATGCCTAACACGCACACCCAACCAACAGCGGGTCGCCAGCCAGCGACAAACATAGATTTTGAAGCTGCTTCTACCTTATTGACCTCTAACTGCCCCTTTGCAAGCTCTTGAGCATGACGCTCTGCCATTGTACTTATTTCGTGAGCCAAAGCATTCTTGGTGTCTTTGTCTTCTATAAACTTATCTAACAGTCCTGCTACTGGGCCAATTAGTGCTTGTAACATCCTATTCTCCTTTCCCTGCGTTAAGAAACTCCATGACCGCCATGAGCATACTAAAAAGCGAAGCGGTGGCTCCCATCATGTATTTAAACCATCGCATAACTTGCGCCATTGTAGCATTTTCTAGTTGTTTTTTACTCCGCTCTTGTCTTATGCGTTCTCTTTTACATTGTTTTTGAAACTCTAAAAAGTCTTCCCACAAACCCGGCCTTCCAGCTAGTTTCATTGTTGTTCGTAATTCAGCTTCTTTCTCTCTTAGTTTCTCCAACTCCATAAAGTTTTGAAGCGCACTACCACGCCCTTTCTTATTAGAGCGTCTAGCCAAAATTGATTTGTTATTAAAGTAATTACCACATGCCTCTGCACAATGCGAAAGGTCTTTACCATGTTTAACACTTTGTAACATGATATCAATGGCTTTATTAGCTGCTGCAATTTCTTCAAGCACACTATCTTCTACTCATAAATGCTGTTGCACCAAAATAGGCTGCTACTATAGAGGCTTGGGCTATATAAAACAAACCAAGCAGATCAGACAGAGCTTCAACTCGACTGTCGGGCATCATGGGTAACATAAGAAAAATAGAAAACATGACCATGCTAATCATTGCAACCCAAGCCATGTTTCTTTGTGAATCTGCTTTTTCTTCTCGGAGTTCTAATTCTACTAGTTGTTGATGGCGTTCAAGTTCTTCGTCTGTTACTTCACCATCACCATCAAGATCATACTTTGCATATTTACTGGTTTGTTGTAGTCTTTTTGGCATAACCTTGAATCTCCGTTTTCATCGGATCAACAAAAGCTGGTTTACAATACGCTAGAACGCTTTTGTAATTTTCCTCACGGCTCGACAAAACACGAGCAACATGCACACACTGTTTTTGGTTTACCCAATAGCTTGCCACTCGCTCGTCTTGTTCTGGCGCAAGTTGCACCATCAACGCAAAAACTATTATTTCCATTTAACCAATCCATTTAAAAACTGCCGCCACACTTATAATAAACGGATACATGCTCCATAACATTAGCTCTAATTTATCAAATCTTTTAGA